TCTCTCAAGAACAACAACTCCTGGTGAAAGCTGTGTCGAAGCCATGTGTGATCTCCTGAATGAATTCCAATTCGGATGCTGAAATTATTTATAGAAATGTATATTTACGAGAGGTACTCCCACATATATGCCTTATCTCCGTACTCATCTGTCTTCCAAGTGTCACCTTCCGCATCCGTGAAGGTCTCCTCGTACCCAACTCCGTCATCGATAAAACCAAACGGAGCCATGTCCGCTTCTATACCATCTTTTTGCTCCTGATACATGCGGAGACGTACGTCATCGTCATGTAATTCTCTGAAGTAATCTGTGGTTGCTAACCATGCGAAGATAACTAAGCACATTGCTAGGTCATCGTTACATCCTTCCTCAGCTTCCCATGCTGGACCTCTCTGAATGAATGTAGTTAGCTCTGCCATAATATCATAGTCTTTAAAGATGAGTTTATCATCTTCAATTAACTGTTTTAGGTTAGAGCAACCAGTTTTCTTGACAGTTGTGCTCATTTTAACCCCAAGTTGAACCTTAGTGCCACTAAATCCTTGTCCTACTACCTGACCTGCCCTACCTCTCATGGCACACATGAGTAAATTCTCGTATTCTAGGTCAAATTGTATGATATCTGCTACCTGTCCTCCAATATCATTTACCTCACATAATATGTAAGCACCATTATAGTTCTTAGCTACATCAACTATAATGTTGGGTAATATAATAGGTTTAATTTCATTATTTTTATATCTCGCAACTAAAGTATACGGTAATGTAGTTGTATCCATGACACAAAACGCAGAGTAATCCCCACCAATACCACGTGATACATCAACAGTAACAATATAATTACGATCTTCAATTGCTTGCTCATATACTGCTAAACCTCTATTTTGTCGAACAGGTTCTTCATAAGGCATAATCCTCAATTTACTTGCTGATATTAATGTGTCAACAGAACCTAAGAATTCACATTCAAACTCAACTTTGAATTGTGCTTCTGATGTATTTCTTATAGTTTGTTCTTTCCATACCTCATCTCTACCAGGTATTTGAGACCAATGAACTTCTGTAGGAATATATTCATTCGACTTACGTTCTGCATCATGCCACAACTTATAGAACATGTTCATTCCATGTGGAGTGGAGATGATAATTACTTTCGTTTTCTGACCAGAAGATATAGTAGGATATACGGAACTAAAGAATTGCTCTGCGATATGGTTCGGGACAAAGGCGAATTCGTCGAGAAATATAATGTTAAACGACATACCTCTAACAGCACTTGCTGATGTAGAAGCAGCCAAAATTTTACTCCCATTCTCTAACTCCAAACTACCTTTATTCCACCCTAGTATACCTTGTTGTAACCATTTTGGTAAGTTCTCATAAGATAATTGTAACCTACCTAACATCTCACGAGCAGTTGCTGCTTTGTTAGCAAGAATTGCTACGTTAACATTATCATTAAACAGTACATACCATAGTAGGTATGCAGTAACAATAGTAGATTTACCAGACTGACGAGGAAGTTTTGCTATATTAAATCTGTGATCATGGAACTTCTGTACCATGTCTTCCTGAAAGTCATACATGGTAAATGGTATGATACCTTCATCAAGAGAAACAATCTTAATATACTCTCGTATAAAGTGTACTGGATCTTGAGCACACTTTAAAAATTCTGCAATCTCCTTCTTAGAAAACTCCTGTTCTACATTTGCTTTCTTAAGATTGGGATTACCTAGATAAATCTCTTGTTGTTTACTCATGCGTTTTCGTATTCCTCTGTTGGTATATGCCAGTCAGCGTATACACGTCTACCTGTCATACCCTTTGAATCTATGTAGACTTGATCGAGACTAGACCAGTGTCCCAAACGAACGCCTAATTTCACGTAAGACCTCAAAATCTTTCTGTTTAGTTCCACCATCATATTCCCAAGCATAACCTTCCTCAATCATTTGTTCATTTAGTGAAATAGTAGATTCGCCAACATAGAGCCAACCAAGAAGCCTACCATACTTCCCAACGCCACCCTTAAGTTCTGTTCTAATAGTGAGCTCATCATCTCCTTGAATAGTCTCAGTAAGTTTTTCTTTTAACCAATTAGTAGCATCTATTCCCAGTGCCTTCTCTTCCAAGTCTCTTGTTCTTTTCTCTGGCGTATCAACGCCTGCAACTCTAACTCTTTCTTTCTTGTATAGATCAAAACCGAGGTCAATAGTAACATCGATAGTGTCACCATCAAGAACCTTGTTTATTTTCGTCACTCGGAAGTTGTAACAACTCTTCCGTGACGGTGGTGTCATCGCTCCCATTTGGCCAAAACTCATCGTACTTAAATATGTAGTAGATTACTATACCTACTGCAACAAGTAAGATAGCAATCATTATATTAACTGAATGTACTACTTGACCCATACAAAAGTCTCATCATAGGCAGACATAAGATTATCTATATTATTTTTTTCTCTAAACTCAGCGACTGCCTCTCTAACCATTGGAGAGAAGTAATCATGTCCAGAAAATAATCCACCCTTCTTAACCTTTGGATACCACACTTCAAGATCTTGTACTGCTTGCTCCTTTGTTAGATAAGCATCTAAGAATATAAAATCCAATGATTCATCTTCAATCTTTTCAGCTGCAGCATTACTATCCATTTCTAAGAACCTAATCTTATCTTTAAGTTCTGGTGCAATATGATTCAAACGATGAAAACAATATAGTTTAACAAACTCTATATCCTTTTCATCAAATTGCATAGTAGGTAAATCTTTATTTGTAGTAGATGCATTCATATAATCATCAAATGGTTTATATGCATCAACACCGTATAGCGTTTTAATATTTGGACAATTAAAAAGCATGGTCAGAAAAGAATCTCCTCGTAAAACACCGAGTTCGAGACCTACTAAATCTGTACCATGCAAATTAATTACAGGAACCATAGACCTTATGTCGGCTCCTAATGCACCAGTATAATTGTAATAAGGTTCGGCTTTTCTTCCATCTTCTCTAAGATGTTTTGGAAAACCAATTGGATACGAATCCGCAATATCTGTAGCAGCAGCTACATCAACCCAAGCCATAATTTAAAGTTTAATTATTTTTATTTATCTGCTATAAATTCTCCTCTTGTTCAGCCAATAATGTTAGGTCTGATGTTGGTAAGGCAACACATGTTAAAACAAAACCTTCTTCAAGTTGGTCATCATCTAAAAAGAATTGATCATCTTGATTAACAGTACCTTCTACTATCTTCATACAACATGAAGAACATGAACCTGCACGACAAGAATAAGGATGATCTAAACCAGCTTCTTCTAATGCATCTAATATAGGAGTCTCCTCATCACATTCAAAAGTACTAGTTTCACCATCTGGTGTCTGAAGAGTTATAGTGGCCATTTAATTTTAACAAAGCACTGTTATTTATTATACATATGCCTGTGCAGCAAGCCATGTTGCCATACCCAAAGATGTTCCCATGATGGTGAGTCGGCTCATCCACCACATTATTTCGTGTTTATTCATCGACCCATTGGGACTAATCCCATCAAGTAATCTAAACCTGTTTCGTTTGTACAAGAATCCACAAAAGAAGGATGCTCCTTTAAAAAGGGAACATCCTCTTGTGCGTCTTTAATAGCTTGATACGAGTCTGAAGCGTACTCGCAAATGTAATGACGCTGTTGATCAGTGTCATGATACCCTACGGTATAGTGTGACAGGGGCATGATCTTTCAATCCCTAATGTGATACTATTTAGTATAGCACATAAGTACAATTACGCAACGTGAGGAATCACTTATAATGATACGATGCCTTATTAGTCTTACCTAATTTACCACTTCTTACCTTAGTACCTGAAGTTTCACCATCTCCTTTAGGATGTTTACCTGCAGCAGACTTACCTATATTAATTGACTTTTCAGGTTTCTTAGACTGGGTATCATGTAACCTTGCTGGTTTCTTTTTGTCTTTTGTGATAACTGATTCTTGACCGTGCTTTCTACCAAGACGACGCATTGTTTTACCAAACCTACGTTTTGACATCTTATCGGGTTTGGAAGTTTGGTAAGAGACTTCTCTACCAGTACCTTCCTTTCCGTCATCACTCTTGTACTTGTATTCACCAACACCTTTCTTATAACCTATACCTTTCTTTTTCAGATCCTTCTCAAGACCTTTTCTCTTTTCACGATTCTTTTTCTCATCACTACCACGGTCAGCAGAGATGTTACCTGTAACCTTAGTCTTAGACTTAGTTAACATTCTGGTTGTTGGGTTGCCCTCAACTATGTTGATAAAATCTTTATAGTACATAACCTTTAATTGTGCTTCTTGTGCTAACTTATTTGCCGTAGCATACATGACTTCCTTGTCACGTTTCCCATATAGTTTCTTAAAGCGATGAGCACTTTTGTTCTTCATCCCTCTAACTATACGTTCTGCTTCTTGGTTAACGGCTGGCATCTTAGCCTCCGACTACTTGTACTTCTTCTACTATAACTGCACTAGTTGCTGCAGTAATTTTAACAGCACGTTGAATTTTTGCTTTTCTACCTGATGACCAAGTGTAAGTAGAAGTAGCAGATGAATCAATATCTGTACTCAACATACCTAAACCATTATCAGCAGTTATTTTTTTACCAGCAGTACCAGCAGATAAGAAAGCAGCATTGATAGCAGTATCTGTTCCATCATCAACTACTGCAATATAATCTCCTACAGCAAATGGATGATTACTAGATGTATCTTGAACGTGTTCACCAACATAATAATCGGTAGTTGCATCAGCAGTACCCTTTACGATATTTGCTGTACCTGGCTTACCACCTTTGATAAGAACAAATTCATTTTGTACTAGAGTTATTGCGGGTCCACCATTGAATGAAACTGTGGCAGCACCTGCTGTAGAACCAACTCTATAATATCCTGTTTGTACTGTTTGATATTCAGAAGCACCAGCAGCTACCGAATTAGTACTTAATACATTAAGAACTGTCATTGTCGTGTTATTTAGATTCCTCTTTATTTATATTCTTTAACATCTTTTGAAGCTCTGCAGTACTACCAACAAACATAGCATTAGTAACATTTGTCGGACCTCTCTTTTCTTCCTTATCCAATTCTTTCATCTTACCTTGGAGATCTATTAATTTATCTGTTACATCTCCGACTGCTTTAATTGTTGTTGCAGCAACTTCATAAGCACGAGGATGATCTGAAGCTCGTGCCACATCAAGTATACCATCTACTGCCTCCTGTCCTTTCATTACTAGATTATGTAGTTGAGCACGAGAAATCTCATAGTCCTGTTGTATATCAGGAGCCTCAGATTTCTTTGTGAGTGCTTTAGTTTCCTCTACATGCTTTTCAAGATCTGATGGTTCATCACCAAATGCTTTTGAAAGTCCATCAAAACTCATAATTAAATTGCCTCATCTTGACCACTAATAGGATTACGTTTCTTATTATCTGTGTATTCAGAATACAACTCACCAAATCCAAAGTCATCACTAGAATCTAGTAGTGCTGCATCATCTTCATCTATCTTCAGAATAGCTGAACCGTTTGCATGTCCAACAATCGTTGAACCATTCCATCCTCTACCGACATGTAAGGTACTACCAACAACTCTATTGACATGCATTACCTCAGTTCCAATCTGAATGTCATCTCCTTGTGCGAAAGCTGCTACACTAGCAACAGATATAATTCCATCATTGACATCCATTGCAGCAGTAAGAGTAGTAACTCCTACTCCATCCTGATCTGTTAATGCTTCAGGTGTAACTGTATATCTGCGTTCTCTTGGTGCTGTAGTTGTATTGACAGAACTGTAAGTATCTGTAATAGCCTTCTTGATAACCTTGCTGTCTGTAATAGGACCGTATAGATAAGTCTTTGCAGTAAATGTTAGAGTGTATATAATTGCTCTACGTTGTGCGAAATCTCCTTCGTAGTCATCCTCATAATCAATGTTCTGTAAAACTATAGGAACATCTTTTGTTTCTCCTATTGTTGTTTGTAATTTAACTGAGAGATTATAATGAGGTTGAAAGTACGGAAGAATCTGTTCAATGATCTGTAATCCGTCATCTTGATTTTTTGATATAATTGCTAATTCAAACCCAATATTATAAGGGACTGGCATGAAAGCATTCTTATTTTCATTTACGTCCTTTTTAAATTTAATCTTCTGTGTTGGTGATACCTTTCTAGTAGGATCATATCCTATACTATTAATTTCAAATGAAAGTCTAGGTAAAGTTATCTGAACCCTCTTATTAGTTGGGTCTGGATTTTGGTCTAACCTTGCTAAAAATTTTTGCTTTGGACCATATGCCAAAGGAACTTTCATCACTTCATCAGAGCGACGAATTTCTATGTTATTAAATAACGTTCCGAAAGCCACAATGGTCTTACGAAAAATTTCATTGTATGAATAAGTTCCTAACATTAGATTGATACATCAGTTGAGCTTCCGACTGTTCCGAATGGGTTTGCCTCGGAGAAGTCTATAATATCGTTATCAGCAGTCTCAAAGTCATTGTTTTGATCGTACTCGATATTTTTATTATCTATTGTATTATATGTAGCAGTTGTCCAAGATGCACTAGATGTACCCCCTGTAAGTGTTTCTGGTACAGAGAATGTACCAGAACGATTGATAACGATGAGAGTCCTAGAAGCACTATCCCAAGACTTAACCTCAGCCGTAACATTTGATGTCCCTCCAGTAACAGTTTCCCCAACAGTAAAGTCTCCACTTCCACCAGCTACAAGACCAACTGTAATAGCATTAGCAAAATTAGTCTCAATAGCATCAAGATCTGCAAGACCAGTATCAATCTCCTCGTCACTGTACTCGAAGAGCTCACACTGACATTCCCAAACATATCCTTTACCTAACTGATAGAAAGGACGTTCGACTTCTACAAACTTAATTTCAAATAAATGTTTTGTTATAGGGAACCAAATTAAATCCCCTTCGTTGGGTCTTCCTTCGACATTGAGTACAGTCGAGTCATCAACCTTTTCTTTAAATTTTTCACGGGAGAATATAAACGTTGTCTTATCCTCGATGCGGATTCCAAACTTCGTAAGAAGCTCGCCTTGTCCTTCCCATCCTTCAACATTATTGACATAGGCACGAATCGCTTTGGCACTTTCAAATTTGCCATCAGAGTCCTCTCCGAAGACGTTATCACGGTTGACAATAGTTCTCGGCACGTAGTAAATATCTTGCCCGTAAATTTCAATGCTTTCTACAACTAGGTTTTCCATAAACTTCTGCTCTTGAGCAGAACCATTAATGTTTAATCTAGCAGAATTAGTATAGTCAGACTGTACGTAATCCTGTGCTGGAGTATTTGAATATGCCATATTAACCTATTAAATCTATAGGTGGAAGTTCATAACGATCACGGAGTTCTTTCTCCATGTCCTGTTTAAACGTAGATGCATCTTCTAAGATTTGACGACCATTAAGTGTAACTCCACCTAACATTTGTATGCCATCATACTTACTTAAGTTGCGACCCCACTGCTGCTGGAAAAGTGCTTCCACATAATCTTTTAACCAGTTATCATTATACATTCCTGTATTTGTTTCTGGATCTTGACGCATTAAACAATCAACCATAATATAATCACCAGTAGTAATTTGGTCCCAATCCATATCAAGACTTAACTTACCACCATGTTCATTCCATCCAATTCTACGATTGGCTTGAGAATTGGTTACCCAATCTAAAGTTTCAAGATATTGGGAAGTCATATAATAATGTAATATCTGTCCATGAGTCATGGCATAGATATCATTTAAAAATATCTGATACTTAATATTAAATATATTACCAGGAACAATACTAGATGCACCAATGTTTGTGTAAACATGATTAATCCCTAGCATTCCAGGTGGTGTAGAAACATAGTTATTAACACCATACCAAGCAGTAGAACCTTGTTGAGTTTCTGATTTTGCAGCAGTTTTAATTGCATCAGTAACTTCAATTTTCATCCAAGATTTATAACTTCCGTTATAATGATACTCCTGATAGTAATCAATTGCTTCTTCCACTAAGTCATCTAACTGCTCAGTAGCAACGTTAATGTCTATCGTAGGATATCCTAACCTACGTAGAGCATAATCTTTTAATTCAGTTTTAGTAGCTGGTCTTGTAGCAGACATTTATCTTTAAGCGAATGATTGGATAGTCAAGTTAGTAACATCATTAGCACCAACGGTTTCTCCCTTCTTGAAGAATCCATCAACATTATCAACGGTGACTGAAGTAGCACCTAGAGCAGTGATAACTCCTGTTGAACCTGAAGTACCACCTGTAACGGTTGCACCAACTTCCATCGTTGTGATGTCAGCAAGTGCGAAGGTTGCATTAACGAATACGGTTGAAACATCAACAGATGCACCGTTACCATGAATTGCTGTAGCATCAAAAGTAAGATCAGCAGCACCACCACCACCTAATTGAGCATCAGCAATAGTTATTGTTTCATCAACAATAAATCCTGTACCGTCATCAGTAGTAACAATAGTTGCCCCACCACCAACTGCAATCACAACAGTGAATGTTGCTCCACTACCAGATGCCTGAGTAATATAATCAGAAGCACCAATACTATATGTACCAGGAGTCCTTGCTGCATCAGCAGCACCAACGTTTCCTGTAGTCTTAATGCCTGAAGCATTAGCATTAGCGATTGTTAAAGTATCTCCAGCACTATATCCAGTACCAGCATCATTGA